TAAAGAATAAATAAAAAAGGGGAAGCGTTAACTTCCCCCAGTAGGCAACATCAAGGGCTCCTTTAGGGAGCCTTTTTTTTTGGCGACACTTATACCAAAACTTTAAATCTTTTGTATCATTTGTTTAATATCATCTTCTAATTTTTTACTAACAGAGTTTGCATGATTAATAATTGCAGCACATAGATTAGCTTGATACTTATATTCTTTCAAAGCTTCTCTTATTTTACCTACTGGCTTTCCTCCATAATCAATTACAACAGCATTGTCTTTATTTAATCCAATTTTTAATTCAAATAATAGACCTGTATTTTTATTTAAATTATTTTTTTGCATTGGCTGCCTCTGTTTGTTTCTTAACAAAGTCTGCACCAATGTTAGGATCTAATTGATTTAATGTACCTAACATATTCATAAGTTTTACAACTTCTGCATATGGTCTGCTCATTAGATACCTCATTATATCTTGTAATTGTATTGAATCTATAAGATATGTTCTAGATCCTGTATTGCTTTGTCCTTTCTCTTTAGTCATTATTTTCTCCAAATTGTTTTTCTATTGTTTTTATATTTTCTTCTGCAGCAGAGATAATGTTTACTAATTTATCTAACTCTTCTGTAAACTGTGGGTGCTCACCAATTGCAACAGGGTTATCTAAATACACAATAGCTTTAGCTTTAGCATCAGATATTTGTGCTGTATATTTATCATGCAATGCATCTAAAAATGCCTCTCTCATTGTTGCCCCTTAAATTGATAATATTTATCCTCAATAAAATCTGCATCAAGTAAGTATGTATTATCCATTGTTTTAAATGCTTCTTCTGCATCTCTTATTGTTTGGTTTAGTGTTCTACCTTCTCCTAGACAACCTGCTACAAAGTCTTCTACTTCAAGTAGTGCTTGTTTAACTCTTCCCATGTTTGACCTCCTTTACTAGTCTGTTTAAATACCATTGTGCTTTTTCTAAGTCTTGTAATGGCTCACCTTTAAATTTATATCTTGAGACATATTTTAAAACATTTCCTTTAAGATATCCATGATACTCATCACCTTCCATACAATCCCTAATGACATCTATAGTTTCTTTTTTACCATGCATATAATGTGCAGGTGAATTTACACTATCAAACTTTACTTCATTCTCATAAGATAAATCATTATCATGATCTATTTTTTTTAGATATACTCTTTTATCTTTTACCATACTTTCTCCTTACTGTGTTGTACTCAATCATTTCAAGATCATACTCACCTTTATCTACATTACGTTTAACTACAAGTCCACTCCACCACATTTGCTGTGTAGCTTTAGCATAGTTTTCTTTGTGATGCAAATAACATCCTGCAGATAATCCCATAAGTTTTCTACCAGATGGTAAAGCACACATAGCATAATCAAATGTGTGTATATGACCTACAGTAGAAGATACTTTATTTTTTAAGAGGAGAGAACGAGCAACATTGTCGCCACTGATAGGCTTACCCATGACACCAGTAGGGTAATTGTGGCAATAATATACACCATCCACAACAACGGGCTTCTGGTACTCATGTACTTCCCAACCAAACTTTTCAAATTTAAAATCGTTTGTACTAATTGTGCCTTCAAGTTCTGGTATGTCATCTACTGTTCTATCTATCCTATCTTCGTGATTACCAAGTAACATGATTTTTCTTGATCGTCTTCCATTAAGACCTTTGTTAAATTTTTCCAATGCATCATGAACATGGTCTATATCTTTTTTATATCTTCTACCTTCAAATGATTTTTTACCTTTATCATAACTAGATAGTGAATCCATACTTGCAAAGTCACCCATGCATACTATGGTATTTGGTTTCAGATCATGTGCTAGTTTGCCTGCCCATAAAAATCTGTCATTGCTTGCCTTTGGAGTACAATGAGGGTCTCCTATTACTAAATGTGTTGCCATTAGTTTAACTCCTTATCACGTTTGTTTTTTAAGTATTCAATAAAATCAATAACATTATCTTCACTATCAAACTCTGCTACAGAATTAATTGCTAGATCTTGTTTGTTACTTTTTTTATCATCAGCAAACCCACGAAGCCCATACATGAATGTTGTTTGAGGATCTGAAGTTGCCATTTTAATCATACCTCTTGCAATAGTAGAGCATAATTCATACTGCTCTGTAGTCATTGCTGCTTTACTATCCATTACTATACCACAAGTAAAACCTTTATCCCAAGGTGTGACTAAAACTTTTATTGAATTTGTTACATCAAACTTTTTTTTTCTCATTTGTACCAATACCTTTCATAATTTTCTTTATTATATTCTACAACTTTATATTCAAATCCTCTCTTCATACTTTTTCTACCAAATTCTTCTGCTTCATTCTCTTTATCAAAAATTACATTAGTAAACATTTTAAAATCTTTATCTTTTTTATTTTTATATATTACAAAGTATATCATCATAAGTATAAGGGTGGAAAATAGACCCCTCAAAACTACTCCCCACCCAGTTAAAGTTACAATCTCTATTCAAAAGTTTCCTCTTTCTTAGGATTGTTTACTTCAGTATACCAAACCCACTTAGGGTTCTTGCCTTGCGATTGTTGTTGTGGTAACAATTGCAATTTACTTCCCCAACAAGGAAGTTTGTATGGGCAAAATGTACAAGCCATGCCCAAAACTTTATTACCCGTTTTCTTAGTACGGAATGTCTCTTCAATATCTTTAAAGCATCTTTCAAATGGTGTCTTATTTTCTATAGCTGTAATGTTTTCTTCTGCACTAGCTAATGCTTTAACTCTATATTCATCATCATCTATAGGAGTTTCACATACTGTCCACTCACCTGTAGATTTATTAACTACAATCCATCCACCAAAAGGCATCTTCTCACTTTCACTATAAAGATATCCTTGAGGTACATATCCAAACGCATCGTCTTTTGCAACTTCTTCAAACCCACTTCCAAACTTTCTATCGAATGAATATGGTGATGCACTTTTAATATCCCACACTTTCTCATCAATCTTAACATCAAGCCTACCTTCAATTTCTGATTCTTTAAATTTAAGTTTAACTTTTTTCTGCTCATCTTTTACTATTACCCCTGCTGATTTCATTACAAATATAGCCAATGCTTCAATAAGATCACCAAAAGTATTTCTCATTTTAACATTGTATGGCTGACCCTCACCCTTTACATTTTTTGCTTCCATTTGTAATTGACATAATGGTCTACCTATACTTGACATTCTTGGTTTAAACCCTTCTCTTCTTTTTTCAGAGAACTGTTTGCGTAAGGCACTTTTACATGCCTCACCAAACTCTTCTACTAGTGTATCAGATATATCAACAGCATCTTTGTTAGATTTATCTAGATACGTTTGAACCTTTAGAAGTATATCGTTCATTATGAAGCCAACACATCTATTGGATCTTCTACTTGGTCTACTACTTTTTTCATGTCAGTATCTGCAGATTTATAATTACTTTTTTTTGCAGCTTTATATAGATCTATCACTTCTGTATTTTCTTTAGTGATAACTTCTTGAAATACTCCAAGAGTTTCCATATCTTCTTTAGACATTTCTAAACCAGCATCAGCATTAACAGAAATTTCTGGTGTGTAATAAACATTACCACCTTTTTTCTGTCTCTTAGTATCTACTGATAGTGTTGTAGTAAACATAAGTTTTTTACGTTTAGTAATCTGATCTAATGCAGTACCTACTGGTGAAAATGCTGTACCAGTAACTCTCCATAAACTAGGCAGATTAGAAACAGTGTGTTCTTCGCCATTTGCTTTTACTCCTTTAAAAGATAACAGACCATACAATAATCTATAACATCTTATTGTTCTTTGTTCTGCTAATTGTTCTGGTGTTAAAGATTCTCTATCTTTAAACGGAACCTTACCACACTTTGTACCACCAAGTATATCTACAGCCTCTTCTTTCCAGTTTTTGAAGATAATAGATCTGTTTACATACTCAGATTTATCTGGATCATAATGCATATATTGCATTGCACTTATGAATGGTCTAAATGTAATTGGTTTACCATAAACATTTTGACCTACACTAGAATCGAATGTAAATAAATTACCTACAGGTAATTGATTACCATCATCGTCTTCTGGTGATCTATTGATTCCAAGTCTAGGAATATTTATTCCTTTATTTGAACCATCATCTTGTCCAATAGCTTCCATAATTTGCTCTTGTGACATTTCATTTATATTAGTTATGTTATTTTCCATAATAACCTCCTTGATTATTGATTTGCTTATACCACATTTTTACTAATTTGTCAAGTGTTATTTTAAAATATTTCATTAATAAAAAATCCTACTAACACATATACAACAGCACACCCAAGTATAACCTCTAACATATTTTAGTTTCTCCTTCAACTACCTCATATGGTAATCCTTCCATACGAGCAAACCACATAAGATAACTTTGTAGTTCTTCATTTTCGTTAATGTAAAGTTTAGAAGGTTCCCCTTCAAACTCTTGCTTTAATAACTGGAGCATATCATAAGCTTGTTCTTGCTCATCATTGCCCCAATCATCTACGTCTTTATCTAGTATTGATACTACCATAATTATCCTTAAAATGGAATATCATCATCATCTACTTTTTTATCTAATGATGGTATTTCTATTGTTGATACTGAGTAAGTAGTTGTTGTCTCACGTTTTGCTTTAGCTACTGCATTGAGTTTATCTGCTATGTCTAAAGCCTCACCATAGTTATCCATATTTAACTCAATTGTTATTAGTGGATCAATGTTATTGAACCTTACTACTTTTATTATTAGATTAGTTTGTGTCATTTGTGACCTCCTTCATATTTAACCAATCATATCCCATTTTGATCTCTGTGTCAAGTGGAACATTAAAGTTTATTCCATAATACTCGTCTAATGCAGGTATTACGGATGCTGTACCCTGGTCAAATATTTTACTCATTACAACTTCTTCTCCAGGATAAACATCAGCCACAATAGAATCATGGACTGTGTTAATAAGTAAACTCTTTACCTTTTGCTCATTCATTAGTTTATATATTTTTATACATGCTAATGGTACAATGTCAGCAGTTGCTAAACCTTGTACAGGATAATTTTTTATTTGCGTACCATAACTAGAACCACCCCAAGGCATACGTTCTGCATATGGAAACGAATACTCTCTACCTGTAGGTAATTTAATTCTTTTATAAGTTATAGCTTGAGTTTGTAGTTCCTCATGCCATTTAGATATATCTTTATATTTTTCTGCAAATGTTTTATAATATTTTTTTTCAGCATCTGTACCTGTTGTACCACCATACAAAGGTTTAAATGTATGTGCCTTTGCATCTTGTCTTGATACACCAATAACATCAGCAGTAAATTTATGTACATCTATTTTATTTTTTATATCTTCCATACCTTGTTTATCTTGTGCAAGAAATACTGCAGTTCTAAACTCTAGTTGTGCAAAGTCTACTTCTATAATCTGACCACCTTCAAATCTAGATTGTATAACTTTACGTATAGGAAAAGTATTACCTCTAGGTTGGTTTTGAAAGTTAGGATCACGACTTGATAATCTACCTGTAGCTGTAACAGCTTGCATAAACTTAGGATGTAATAAACCATTATCATTTGTAAAGTTTTGTAATCCTTCTACAAAAGTATTTAAGTATGTAGAGATAGCATTGTGTCTAAGAATAGAATCAATAAAATCTTTAAACTCTCCTTCAGCTTCTCCTGCAATTTTATTTAAAGTTATTCTATCTGTTTTAAATCCAGAGTCTGATACATCATACACACTTCTAGGTCTTTGATTAAACCCTGCAATTTTAGCCATGTTAGAATATATAAATCCTTCACCATGACACTCATCACANTTACTATATTTTTTATATGGTGTACCATCTACTTTAACTTTTCTTATTACACCTTTACCATTACAATGCAAACATTGGCTAGCAATAGTTTTATGTATAGGTTCAGAGTTATTAGCTACTAATGTTCTAAATTGTGAAAAAGAAAACTTAGGTCTTTTCTTATTTTTTTTTGTAAATTTATCTACACCTGTATTGAATATCTTAGCCCATTCATTTTTGTCTTTAGGTTTTTTAGAATAATTAAATATCTTAGCCCATTCATTTTTGTCTTTAGGTTTTTTAGAATAGATTAACCATGATAATTGTTCTGGACTACCTAAATTAATCTTAGTATCTCCCATCTTATCATATACAATTTTATCTATCTTTTGTTTTAGATATGCAAACTCTGCTCTGTATTCTTTTTCTACTTGTTTAAGATCATCTAAGTTTACATTGATACCATTACGTTCCATATCAGTAAGCACAATTAAAAATTCATTCATAACTTTGATTGTTTTTAATAAACCTTTATGTTTATCTGTTCTTAAGTCTGCCATTTGTGAATCAAACAACTGTCTAGTAATAGCTACATCTATCTTACCATATTGTTCTACAATTTCTGCAGGTAT